ATATAGAAAGAGATATTTAAAATAGAAAAAAGTCATATTTTCAACTTAATATATATACTATGAATGAATTATTATTGTATGTTTACAATTCTAAAAAAATAAATGAAGCTCTATATAAGATGTGTAACAAACATAATATAGATGATTTAAAATCACATCTATTAATAGAACTAAGTAAAAAAGAAGAACAAAAGGTAATAGAATTATTATCTATGAATAAAAGAGAATTAGATTATTATTGTATTAGAATATTATTAAATCAATTAAAAAGTAATACAAGTAGCTTTCATAAACTATATTCAGTTGTTTATGTTAGTGGTAACAATAAAAAGAAATCTAATTTTAAACTATTAGATATGGATATTGTAACAGATATAATGGATGATAGTGATAATATTACTGATGAATTAAAAAATGAAATATTAAGTATAGAAGATGAAAAGATTGAAGATAACTCGTTATATTATAAAAGAAAAGTTGAAAAGATTAAAAATATTCTTTTACACATTAAGCCTGTTGATGCTTTGTTGTTCAATTTTTATTATTTTGATGGTATGTCTTATGCCGATATTTCTCGTATGTCTGGTGTTAACTGGCAATCTATCAGGTATAGTGTGGTTAAAACCCTCGAAGTGGTCAAAAATAAATTAAAAGAAGATGATTATTAATAGTTTAATTATAATAAGTAAGATATTATTACTTGCTTATTTCACTACAAGGTTTGAACCCTTACAATTAGTATTACAAACATTAACTGATAGATATAAAAATCTATTTATGACAGTATTATATTTAATATTATCGTGTGGAAAATGTACAAGTTTCTGGATAGGTTTAATATTCTTTCAGAGTATATATTTAGGTATAATATCATTTATAATATTTTTTATATATGATAAGAAATTTAGTTTATGGGAAACAAAAATAACTTTTAAATAATGATAGACAAACAAGACAAAGTTGATTTAGATAAATTAGCTTATTGGCAAACAGAAGAAGATGGTAGTAACACATTTGTTGTTGCTATGGTAAATCCATCACAAGAAGATATGATTATGATATTTAATCTATATAGAAAGTATATTGACTCATCTATTACAGAGTTTAAAACAGGATGTAATTGTCAGAACTCTATTGAAAAGATATTCTATGGTTTAATCAACTGGTATAGAGAAACTTTCAATGAATTTTTATAAAATATATTTATATATATATAAGATACTATAAAATAGTATAAAAATAACAAAAAATTGTATGGCTATAAAATCAACCCAGGTTGTAAAAGAGCAAAGGATTAAACAAGTAATGGCTTTATTAGTCGTTGGTAAATATAGATGGGAAATAGTTCAGGACTTATCAAAAGAATGGGAATGTTCTGAAGCTAATGTAGATCAGTATATTGCTGATGCTAAAGAATTAATGTCAGATCACTTTTCAAAAGAAACTATTAATGATATACTTTCTAAGTATAATTATTTATATAATGATGCTTTGAGAGTAGGAGATAAAAGACAAGCAAAGAATGTATTAGATTCAATTGCTAAAGTAGCAGGATATTATAAAGATAAAGTAGAACTTAGTGGTTCTATTGATCATAATGTTAGTGTTATAAGATTAACTGAGATTATTAAAGATGATAAAGATATATGAAAGAATTAGAGATACGTCATACAAATGTCTTCAGAAGAAATTTGGAAGCAGTAGAATCTGGTAAAAGGTTTATTATAAATGAAGGTGGTACTAGATCTTCTAAAACATATTCTATTATTCAATTATTAATATTCTTTGCACTATCCAAAAAGACCTCAATATCCGTAATAAGAAAATCTTTCCCTGTTTTAAGAGGTTCGATTCTTAGAGACTTTCTTGATATAATGAAAGACTTAAATATCTACAAAGAAAAGAAACACAATAAGTCAAATAATATTTATGAGTTTGATAATGGTTCTACTATTGAATTCTTCTCAATAGATTTAGCAACTAAAGTGAGAGGTAGAAAAAGAGATATATGTTATATAAATGAAGCTAATGAATTAATGCAAGAAGACTTTATGCAATTAGCAATAAGAACAACACAAACAATTATAATGGATTACAATCCATCAGAAGCAGAATCTTTTTTGTATGACTTAACTAAAGATGATAGAAGCATTTTAATTAAATCTACTTATAAAGATAATACATTTTTATCAAAAGAAATAATAACAGAGATAGAAAACCTTATTAATGTAGATGAAAACTATTATAAGATATATTGTTTAGGTGAAAAACCTACATCAACATCAAGAATTTATACACATTTTAAACAATATGTAGAGGATATACAATCAGATGATTATTGTTATGGGTTGGATTTTGGCTACACCCACCCTTCGGCTTTAATTAAATGTCATTTTATAGGTAATAAAGTATATTGTGAAGAGTTAATATATGAAAGTAAGTTAACTGCTAAAGATATGGTAGCTAAGATGAAGAATGTTATAATGGATAATAAACCAATATATGCAGATTATTCAAGACCTGAAATAATAGAGGAATTAAGACAGAATGGATTTAATATAAGAGAAGCTGTTAAGAATGTTAAAGCAGGAATAGATACAGTTAAATCAACAGAGGTTTATATACACCACGAGAGTTTAAATACTTTAAGAGAGTATAGATTATATAGTTGGAAGAGTCAGGGTGAAAGATTATTAGATGAACCGATAAAATTAAATGATGATTCTATGGATGCTATAAGATATGCTTTACATACACATAAGAAGAAAGGTGTTAATTTACAATATGTTGGTTTTTACTAAATAGAAAAAAGTGACTTTTAGAACTTAATATATAGTAATATGGATAAGGAAATGGTTAAAGAATATAAAAGAAAATATTATTTAAAACACAAAGAAAGATTATTAAATAATATTAAAATTTATTATCAAAATAATAAAGAAGAAATATTAGCTAAAAAGAAAGAATATAAAAAAAATAATATTACATCTAAGGAAAAACAAAAGATATGGTCTAAAAGATATTATGATAGGAATATTTCAAATATTAAAGAATATTACTTAAAAAATAAAGAAACTATTATTGAATATAATAAAAAATATCAAAAATCAGAAAAGTCTAAAAGATATAGAAAAGAATATTATAAAAAATATCAAGAAGATAATAAAGAAAAAATTAGAGAATATCAAAAAATTTATAGATTAAGAAATAAAACATAAAGCAAATAAAATAAATTTAAATATATTTATTTATAGAATAACTAAAAAATAAAAAAAAAAATATGACAACTTACAAAATTGGAGAAAAAGAATATCAAATGGTTGATTGTGCTGAAGATCTTTTAGTATCTCAGTATTTTCAAATCGAAGAACTTTTAAAAGACATAACAACATTAACCAATTCACAGATTATTCTAAAGATGGTAGAAATATTATCTAATGTTAGACACGGTGATATAGATGATATAGATGTTGAATCAGCTTCTAAATTAGGTGAAGTTATTGGGTCAATTGATTTTAAGAATATTCAAGCTACTAATAAAGATTATATAGTTATAAATGGTATTGATTATGTATTTAAAAAGAATATGGATAAGTTATCAATGGGTGAACAAATATCTATTGAGCTTTTACAAAAGAGATCTTTAAATTTAGTAGATTCTAGTTTATATTCATTAGCAATATTATTAAGACCTGGAATATCTACAATAGATAAAGAATCTAAAAAAGTTATTTGGACACAAGAAAAGTTTAATGTAGATAATTTAGAATATAGAGTTGAACTATTTAGAGAACATTTGAAAGCTGTTGATGCTCTTGGAGTATTGCGTTTTTTTTTGACTGGAAGCAGCGAATTGGTGAAGTCTATTCCTCCCTCTACTCAAGAAAAACTCCAGCCGAAGAAAAAGGGAAAGGTGCGTTCGAGATAGAAATCCCCGAAGATTTAAATTATATTGCTATGGTTGATAATTTAGCCAATGGTGATATAACTAAGTACTCTGAGATATATGAATTAAGTTATATAGAATGTTTAAATACATTAAACTTGAGACATTATAGAGATAAGTACACAGAAAAAATGAATAGAATAGCAGCTTTAGAAGCACAAAACAGAAGATAAAAATGGCATCAAATCAACTATCACATAATAAGATAATTTCCATACTAAGAGATATATCTATTTTAAACAAACAAGTTTCATCATTTGGATATGGACAGATGGATGATTTCAATGCTGATAACTTAGTTGAGTTTCCTGCAATCTTTGTTGAATCTGGACCTGTTAGAGTATCTTCTTTAGGTAATGGTTATGGTGAAGAAGTTTCAGAGTTTAGAGTATATTGTATGGACAGAATTAACAAAGGTGATTCTAACTATCAAGATATAATATCAGATACAAAATATATATTACAATCATTATTAGCAGAGATTGATGGACATCAATATTTCAGAGAGTTAGGTTTAGCTTTAGATGGTGATCAGTTTATGGAACCATATTTGGAACAGACTGATGAAAATACAAATGGTTGGATATGGACATTAGGTTTGAGACAGCCTTTTAGATACACACCTTGTAATACTCCTATCAATCCAATAACAGGATTTACAATTAGTTTAAACTCTAGTATTGTTGAATATAGAATGATTGGCGCAACAGGTCCACAAGGAGCAACAGGTCCAGCAGGTCCTACTGGTCCTACTGGATCACAAGGCTTAATAGGTCCTACAGGACCACAAGGTGTGACTGGATCTACGGGTCCAACAGGAGC